ATGTTCGCGGGTGAGTTCGTCCGCAGCGGTGCCAAAAACTACCTTGAGCTGGATTACAACGTCCCTGCAATTGGCGATTTCGTCGTTACCATCCAACGCAAAGAAGGTAAGACGCCAGGTGAACGCGTCGCAGAGCTTGAGGCCGTTGTGGATCAGCGTAACGGAGAGTGTGACCGTTTGATCAGCGAGCTTCATGCACTTCGGGAAGAAAGAATATGCGAGGGTAGTAATACACGTAATGCAGCGGATATCTACTTCCAGTTAGTTGAGGAATGCCAGATTCCACCAGGTGGCTCTCTTGTCGATTACGTCAGACATTTAATGGCGGAAGTTAACTCCAGCCATAAAGATGGTGAGGTGCGCTGATGTTTGGCATTGATGCACAGCGTATAGCCGCTTTTGCAAAAAGTCCTCTTGATAATCCCTTGTCTCGTAGTGAGCAAATGGCACTGGCAAGGCTTTTTCTTCACATTCAAAAACAGGCAGACATTTTCAATAACATGCCTAATCAACCTATTCTGGATGGTCACATCCAGATGGTCATTAACAGTCATGAGAAAGGCTGGGCTGCAATCGTCCCCTGCACAATTACATACAGGTTGGCGAAAGAGGTTCAAGAGTTTCGAAAAGTCAGTGTCGAATCAGAGTCTACCAAAGCCGCAATAAACACTCTTATTCGCATGGGGTTCACATGGGACGGTGGAGCTTACTGGCAAGCACCTCAACCCATTTTATCCGGCAATTAGGCGCTACAAATCCTTCTGCATGAATAAATAAAGGCCATAACTTATGGCCTTAAATAAATTGTTTTCTACCTTTTCTTATTTGTGAAAATAAACCAGCACTTGGTAGTGCTTATGTAACAGCAAAGAAGAGAAAAACACATGAGTAACAAAATCGAAAATCCCGTAGTTCTCATTCACAAGCGCGAGAACCACGACTCCTATGCGGTGGCGATCACCAATGGGAGTCACGATTTTTACGATGGCCTGCTAATGGCCTCAGTGTCGCCTGATGAGGCAGACAACTCTTTTGCCGTCTTCGCTATGGTTGGTTACTACATGGCTGCCGAAATTGAGAAGTTGCGGGCGCAAAGAGACGCATTAGCGGCGGAGAATGCAGCCCTGAAAGAATCTGAGCGAGCATTCGATGCGATGTGTGCCGAGGAACACGGAGATAATTGGGTTAGCGAATTAACGGAGACTCCAGCCACCGATGCTTTTCTGGCTGAAGTACGTGCGCAGGGCGTGGAGATGTTTGCTGAGTGCGCATACACACTTGAACATCATGATCACGCAGTAGCCTTCGCCGCTGAGCTTCGCAAAGGAAATAAACAGTGAATGAGATTTACTACCTGACGTTACGTGAACGTTATTCACCAAAACCAGCGCCTAAATGCTCTGTTTGTGGCGAGGAAATGTCAATACAGCGCATATCTGGAGCACATGTTGTTTATGCCTGTTCCGGTGAGGGTGATGACGGATATTTTAAGATAGGGCGTACTTTTGCAGACGAACATTATGAAAAATCACGCGTAACAGTAGTTGATGCTAGTGATCCCGATGTGATTGCACTGCTGGACGAACTGGATAAAAGACAGCAACACATCCGACGTCTTGAGCAGGAGAACGTAGAGATGGTCCTAACGCTTGAGAAGCTGCGTGTTGAGCTTGAGGAGACAAAATCAAAACTCAACGAACAGCGTGAATATTACGAAGGTGTTATCTCGGATGGGAGTAAGCGCATAGCAGAGTTAGAAAGTGATTCTCAGGCACAAAAGTTAGTTGAAGCAATCATTGTTGCGATAGAAAACGAACAGGAACGTCTTTTTGATGAAGATTACCTAATGGATTCGAAAGAATGCATTGACGTAATTCGTGAAGAAGTAAAGCGATGGAATGATTCCCGCGCCGCTGGCATTCGCATCAAAGGAGAGTGAGATGACCACATCGCATTCTGCAATTACCCAGGAAAAAGCCTTCCACATACTCGAACGATTAGAGGCGCTTGCTACGGAGGAGGATATATCCCCGGAGAAACTGGTTGAGTTCAGCCGTGTGATATTGCGTCGCAAGAACGATATGGAGCGGCTGACATCTGGCGCTCCATCCTTATCAGTCAGGCGAACACTTTGTTGCAGCTTCTGCAACAAATCCCAGTACGCCGTCAAAAAGTTAATTGCTGGGGACGCCGTTTTCATCTGCGACGAGTGTGTGGATGTGTGCAACAGAATTATCCGGGGAGAGAAAGAGGGATCAGCATGAAATTTTCCAAATTTTCTGAGTTGGTGAATCGTATTTTGTCCAACAACCACAGCCATCGTCGCGATATGGATGTAACGATCGTTGTTCATTCGCCTGGTCGCATCGGTTCAACACCATCAGTTGAGGTTCAGTCAATTCAGGCGGGTTTTGATTGGGATGCCGGGCAAGTGATGATTTTTCCAGCACAGCCACTGACCACGCTAACACCAGAGCAGGTTGCTGATATCACTGATAGTGTGCGCAAAGGTCAGTCTTGGCACGCGTATCAGGAATACAAGAAGCATAAAGAGCAGTTGGAAAAATTGTCGATGGAGTTGGAAGGCGCTAAACAGCGGGAAAAAGATCTGTTTATGGAAAATGTTCGACTTAAGTCAGGTATAGCCGGTCTGATACACCTCGGTATTCGATATGCGGATGTTGAGGTCATGAAAATTGCTGGAGATGCCCAGCTTTCTACTCCATGCACTGACAGCATCATAAACAGCATTGCAGCAGGCATTTTCACCAAAGAGGGGGCAGCACGATGAGAACACTAGAGGTTCGCGCTGAAGACGTAATCCCTGGTGATGTGCTCATAACATCTAAAGGTCAACAATGTGCGGTTAAATCTTTTTGGATGGAAAATGACAAAGTGACTCTGTTCGGTACGGATGGTTCCGAAACTGATTATGACTACGACGAATTGCTTGTTGTTGAGAGAGCTGCCTAATGACCACCGTTAACAATAAGAAATGCTACCCAAGCGAGAAATATCTTAATGAGCTGATCACCAACATTGAGTTTGCTGCAAGAGCACCAGTTGAAGTCGTGAGAGCGATTGCAGCAGAGCTACAGAAGCACCGTAAGGCCTATGCCAATACAGCCGCATCTAAGGATGGTTGGATAAGCTGTAGTGAGCGAATGCCTGTAATTGGCGAGCTAAATTGGAGAACTAGTTTTCCTTTACTGGTTACGTGTGAGATCGGCGTTATACCTGCTTATTACGGCTTTGTGAGCGTTAATGGTGATAGGCATTATGGCTTTATGGAGAGTCTTAAATACGGAGACGCTAACGGCAACCATCCTCAAACTAATGAATATGGTCTGATTAGCAATGTCACACACTGGATGCCACTACCAGAACGCCGCAGGAGTCGAACAGTGAATAATGCAGAGTTATTTCAGAAAATATCGGCTCTCGCGACTGAATGCCACGCTATAGCATCTGAGCTTGATGTTGGCGATGAACGAACCGAGATGTTCGAAATATACAGTGTGCTGCGCAATCTCTGTCGGCGTGGCTACGCCACTCAAGTAGGGCGAATGACTAACCCACTACTCTCATCCTGTGATGAGGATGACTCGGATGAGGATGACGAATGATGCATAAATCAGTAGCCGGTGAGTTTCAGAAGGAAGTCGATAATACCACTGATCTATTGGACGATATTTTAAGCATTCTCGCGCTGCTTGAGGCTGGCGATTGGTCAGAACATTGCACTAAAACAGAGCTAGGCGGTCGGCTTGAAAGAGAGATTACACGACTGATTAGCGATGCCCAAAATGATTTGTCACCTGAGCATCTCCCCTGCGATGTAGTTCTTGTGCCAGGGATGAGGATACACGAAGGCGTCAGAACGAAAACATTATTAACCGCATTACAGAGAAGAGCCGAACTAAGCTCGCGGATAAAGTTGATGCCATCCAAAATATTTGATGTCGTCAAATTTACGCCATCGCAACATACTGAGAGAGATAAATGAGCACGGTAGCGAAAGATCTCACAGAAGATATTCTCAATAAAATTATTGCTGGTGCAAATACCTCGCTTGAGCAACTTCTTGCGTTAGCACTGAGAGCCGAACGTCGAGACAGAAATCGTTTTTATGAGCGATTACCAGGGAAGCGACCAGATAGATCGGATGAAGAAGGTTGCGATATAGACTACATGGAGCCTTCAGAGATTTATCAACTTGGTAAAGATGACGGCTGGAACGCTTATCACGATGCTGTGATGAAGTTGGATGAAAAAGTTAAACCTCTTTCTCGACCGGTAGATCACGGTTTCCGCGATAACTGCGAATGCTCTAGTTGCCAGACCACGGCCCGTATTTGTTCCGAATTGACAGATAAGTCCAGCCTAATCTACGAAGTTAATGTAGGCGGTAATACATGGGTCGAATGCACAAGAGCTGCATACGTAAGAGCAAAAGACAAGGGTGAATTAACCAGAGTTGTTACCAATCACCCAAATAATGAGCTTAAAGATCACCAGATTCGAGAACTGGTGAACGAGTTGAGAGATATTGCGGTTCAGTACCACGGAACGCAGCAATTGCGGGAGAAGATTGCCAGAGCAGTGAACAACTCAGTCCGTAAAAAATAAGCAATAGTACGATAAAGAGGCCCCATGCTCTTGATGGGGCCTGTAGCAACTAGCGTTATGGACGCTGGTTTACGTACTCAATGATCGCTTTGATAATCGCGAACATCGGCGGCACGATTTTGAACAGTAAGTTAACCATAACAGGCCTCACTTAGTTTTATCGCGCCTAGCTGCAAATACCTTTGGGCTTGCCTTTGCAGTTGCAATATCTGTAGTCGCCAGATACTTACGGCACGATTTCGAGTTAAGGTAAGGTTTTAGAGTCACCAAAAACCTGGACTTAAATCTTCTTTGAGAACAACGATGTTTAGTAAATGGTCATTATTACCTGGTATGACCACTCAACCTTTCTTGATGAATCCAGTACATTCGGTTAATCTTAATTCAGTCGCCAGATACTTATGGCTCAGGAACAGAGCCGCAAACTCTGTTTCCTTTTAAAAAGCCCAGCCTAGTCAACTGGGCTTTTTAATGTCTATTTTTAACCCAACATACCCTCAATACTGCAACATCAGTGTCTTGCGAATTAAGATAGTGTGAATAGATTTTTCATGCAAGTGCATAAGCCTGTGGATAACTCAGGAAGGAAAAAGTGACTTCTGCGCACTTTAGACCGGACAAGGCGTTCGAAAAAGTCAATGGGAAGAAAAAATTTGTTAAAAATAACGTTTGTTTGAATTGTATATATTTATGCCTTTCAATAGTTAGCATCTTATTAACATCTTTTTTAAGAGATAGAGTTCAAAAATATATAGCTTCAATATATACTGTATGTGTATACAGTATTAAGAGGCGAGTATTATGGGCTTCCCTTCTCCTGCGGCGGATTATGCTGAGAGCCGTATTTCTCTTGATCAGCAGATAATTAGACATCCTTCAGCGACCTACTTCATGAGGGCAGCTGATAGTCATCATCGTGAGGGAATATTACAGGGTGCATTGCTGGTGGTCGATTCCTCACTTACCCCGGTTGATGGTTCTCTGCTTGTATGCGCTCTGGATGGGGAATATCGCGTAAAAAGATACCGGAAGTACCCACGTCAGCATCTGGAGGATTTAAGAACCGGTAAGAAGGAAGCATTGCCAAAGGATGACGATGGATGCACGGGCAGCAATGCCGTGTTTGGTGTGATCACTCACATTATCAACGACGCAAGAAGTGGCGAGTTTGATGATTGTCCCGTGATGTAGGAGAACTGATTAGGCGGTGCAATGCACCGCCTTTTTATCACACTGCGCGGAATGCGATTTCGCCAGGTATTACTTCACCTTGCCAATACATTTGGGCAGCAACGCGATCTGCGAGGTCACGATAAATAGCCGTAAATTCACTATCTGGACGACTAATAACGGTTGGTGTTCCGTTATCCAGATCTTCACGAAGAGAGATATGAAGTGGCATTTGGCCTAACAACTGCGTGTTGTATTTCTCGGCCAGTTTCTCTGCGCCACCGGTGCCAAAAATTGGCTCGTGATGACCGCAGTTACTGCAAATATGCACACTCATGTTTTCGACGATACCAAGTACCGGCACTTCGACTTTTTCGAACATCACAATGCCTTTCTTCGCATCGATCAGCGCGATGTCTTGCGGCGTAGTTACCACAACAGCACCAGTTACAGGAATGTTCTGCGCCAGCGTCAACTGAATATCACCAGTGCCCGGCGGCATATCGAGAACAAGATAGTCCAGATCAGGCCACAATGTTTCCTGCAACATCTGCATTAACGCCTTGCTCGCCATCGGTCCACGCCACACCATTGCATTGTCGTCGGTGACCAGATAACCAATAGAGTTGGTTGCCAGGCCATGAGACATGATAGGTGCCATGTGAGTACCGTCAGGTGAGGTTGGACGTTGGTTTTCCGCGCCCAGCATGGTTGGAATTGATGGACCATAGATATCGGCATCCAAAATACCAACTTTCGCACCTTCAGCAGCCAACGCCAGTGCCAGGTTTACCGCCGTGGAGGATTTACCCACGCCGCCCTTGCCTGAGCTGACGGCGATAATGTTCTTAACGCCATTAATGCCTGGTTGGTTTTTGACGCGCTTAAGCGTGGCAATGTTGTACGACAGCTTCCAGTCAATAGCCTTTGCGCCAGTGATACGGAGCAGATCACCACTACATTGCTCTTTCAGGTCTTCAAAAGGCTTATTCCACACGAAAGGCATGATTAGTTCGACATGCAGTGTGTCATCCATCAACGCAACATGGTGTAACGCTTTAAGCGTAGTCAGGTTGTGTTTCAGGGTTGGGTGCTGAAAATTAGCCAGCGTACCGGCTACCATTGCTCTCAGGGCATCCGGCGATTTGGACTCGCTCATCCCGTCTCCTTTATTTTAATTTGCGCAATTGTCGCCTTGTAGTGTACTCCAGCTACGACATTTAATCATTTATGAGAAATGCTGTTATCACATGGCAGACATAAGGCCATTTTGTTACTATCAAGCCCCTTTTCACTACAAAGAAGTAATGCCTACTATGACCCAAGTCGCGAAGAAAATTCTGGTGACGTGCGCGCTGCCGTACGCTAACGGCTCAATCCACCTCGGCCATATGCTGGAGCACATCCAGGCTGATGTCTGGGTTCGTTACCAGCGAATGCGCGGCCACGAGGTTAATTTCATCTGTGCCGACGATGCCCACGGTACGCCGATCATGCTGAAAGCACAGCAGCTTGGTATCACACCGGAGCAGATGATTGGCGAAATGAGTCAGGAACACCAGACTGATTTCGCAGGCTTTAACATCAGCTATGACAACTATCACTCGACGCACAGCGAAGAGAACCGTCAGTTGTCTGAGCTTATCTATACTCGCCTGAAAGAGAACGGTTTTATTAAAAACCGCACTATCTCTCAGTTGTACGACCCGGAAAAAGGCATGTTCCTGCCGGATCGTTTTGTAAAAGGCACCTGCCCGAAATGTAAAGCGCCAGATCAATACGGCGATAACTGTGAAGTCTGCGGCGCAACATATAGCCCGACTGAATTGATCGAGCCGAAATCGGTGGTTTCTGGCGCTACCCCGGTAATGCGTGATTCCGAACACTTCTTCTTTGATCTGCCTTCTTTCAGCGAAATGTTGCAGGCATGGACCCGCAGCGGCGCGTTGCAGGAGCAGGTGGCGAACAAAATGCAGGAATGGTTTGAATCCGGCCTGCAACAGTGGGATATCTCCCGAGATGCGCCCTACTTCGGTTTTGAAATTCCGAACGCGCCGGGCAAATATTTCTACGTCTGGCTGGACGCGCCGATTGGCTACATGGGTTCCTTCAAGAATCTGTGCGACAAGCGCGGCGATACCACCAGCTTCGATGAATACTGGAAGAAAGACTCCACCGCCGAGCTGTACCACTTCATCGGTAAAGATATTGTTTACTTCCACAGCCTGTTCTGGCCTGCCATGCTGGAAGGCAGCAACTTCCGCAAGCCGACCAACCTGTTTGTTCATGGCTATGTGACGGTGAACGGCGCGAAGATGTCCAAGTCTCGCGGCACCTTTATTAAAGCCAGCACCTGGCTGAATCATTTTGACGCTGACAGCCTGCGTTACTACTACACTGCGAAACTCTCTTCGCGCATTGATGATATCGATCTCAACCTGGAGGATTTCGTTCAGCGTGTGAATGCCGATATCGTGAATAAAGTGGTTAACCTGGCCTCCCGCAACGCAGGCTTTATCAACAAGCGTTTTGACGGTGTGCTGGCAAGCGAGCTGGCTGACCCTGAGCTGTACAAAACCTTTACCGATGCCGCTGAAGTGATTGGTGAAGCGTGGGAAAGCCGTGAATTTGGTAAAGCAGTGCGCGAAATCATGGCACTGGCTGACCTGGCTAACCGCTATGTCGACGAGCAGGCTCCGTGGGTAGTCGCAAAACAGGAAGGTCGCGATGCTGACCTGCAGGCGATTTGCTCAATGGGCATCAACCTGTTCCGCGTGCTGATGACTTACCTGAAGCCGGTACTGCCGAAACTGACCGAGCGTGCAGAAGCCTTCCTCAATACGGAACTGACCTGGGATGGTATCCAGCAACCGCTGCTGGACCACAAAGTGAATCCGTTCAAGGCACTGTATAACCGCATCGATATGAAGCAGGTTGAAGCACTGGTGGAAGCGTCTAAAGAAGAAGTGAAAGCAGCTGCCGCGCCAGTTACTGGCCCACTGGCAGATGATCCGATTCAGGAAACCATCACCTTTGACGACTTCGCCAAAGTTGACCTGCGCGTAGCGCTGATCGAAAACGCAGAGTTTGTTGAAGGTTCTGACAAACTGCTGCGCCTGACACTGGATCTCGGCGGTGAAAAACGCAATGTCTTCTCCGGTATTCGTTCTGCCTACCCGGATCCGCAGGCACTGATTGGTCGTCACACCATTATGGTGGCTAACCTGGCACCACGTAAAATGCGCTTTGGAATCTCCGAAGGCATGGTGATGGCTGCCGGTCCAGGCGGGAAAGATATCTTCCTGCTAAGCCCGGATGCTGGTGCTAAACCGGGTCATCAGGTGAAATAATCCCCCTTCAAGGCGCTGCATCGACAGCGCCTTTTCTTTATAAATTCCTAAAGTTGTTTTCTTGCGATTTTGTCTCTCTCTAACCCGCATAAATACTGGTAGCATCTGCATTCAACTGGATAAAATTACAGGGATGCAGAATGAGACACTTTATCTATCAGGACGAAAAATCACATAAATTCTGGGCGGTGGAGCAACAGGGAAACGAGTTGCATATCAGTTGG